AATGATTTGGCAAGACGCAATACTATTGTTACTCTATTGAGTGATTGGGGGCTGATTGATCCTGTGAAGGGTAACCCAGAACCAGTAGCACCTCTTCGTCAAATCAAAATCATTCCATTCAAAGAGAAAATTGAATGGGAACTGTGCCCGAAATATAACATCGGAAACAAATAACAGCTATTCTAAAAATGCATAGCTGATCTTATATAAATAGTTGTGGATGCAGATGATCTGGTCCACAACACTCTTGCTTGTAATAAAGGAGAAAACTATGACAGGCTTAACCACACTATTTCCACGTTCGTCTTTTGTTGGCTTTGACCACTTATTTAATGAACTCGACCATGTAGCTAAACATGCTAATGATCACTATCCCCCACACAATATCATCAAGACAGGTTCAGACGATTATCTGATTGAACTTGCCGTTGCTGGATTCTCAAGGGATGAATTGAGTATTGAAGTTAAAGATCGTACACTAACCGTAACTGGAGATCACGTATCAAAAGGTAGAGAGTTTATTCATCGTGGTATTTCTACGAAGAAGTTTAAACGCACCTTTAGGTTGTCTGAGCACGTAGTCGTGCACGGAGCAGATATTCAAGATGGCATTCTCGCAGTAGAACTGAAATACGTCATCCCAGAAGATCAGCGTCCTCGTATTATTTCAATTGGAAAAAACGAGGGTCTAAATGACACATACAATACAACTAGTAAACAGCTACTTAACGAATCCGCTAACTGATCTTACGTATGCTATCGTAAAGTTCTTTCAACGTTGGGGCGCAGCCATCATCGAAGCAAGACAAGCGCAAGCAAACTTTCAGATTGCTCAGTTGCTACAAAGAGATGAATACAGAGGTCACTCTGTAGGTGCTGTCTTTAAAGCACTACAAGACGGTACTTTGGGAGACCTAAAATGATTAAATTCATCAAATGGTTTTTTCAAGTGCTTTCCCTCTCTGAAGAGCAGGTAAGATATCGTAGAACTATTGAAGAGCTTCGTACTCTATCAGATTATGAACTACGTGATATCGGTATCTCAAGAGGCGAGATTTACGAAATAGCTGCTGCCGAATTTAAAAAAGCGGCAATGCTATAAACTAACAGGGTAGGCGACACAGCCTACCTTACATAACCCACGCACACACAGGAGACTATTATGTCATACGAAGAACCAAAACCATACAAAAAGAACCCATACGACCTACGTTATGACGTTCTTTCCATGGCTAAAGACATGCTTGATCGTTCATACGAAACAAATAAAGAGATTGCCAAACATGCCATGCATGTTGGTGGAGTAGAACATAAGGATATTCTGTCAGCATATGACAAATATATTCCAAAAATGTATACACCTGAAGAAGTAAAAAATCAGGCTCAAATGCTTTATGAGTTTATTCAGAAAAAAGATTAATCCAAAAATATATTATAGTTAAAAGCGCTTCGGCGCTTTTTTCTATTTACAAACATCTAAAAATGGTGTATAATATAGTAATATAAAAGTGGAGAAGATATGTCTTTTTATACCTCAGTCAATCGTTATGGTAACTCAATCTTGTATCGTGGGTACAATGATAACGGAGTTGCTATTAATGATAGAATAAAGTTTAAGCCAAAACTATACGCTCCAGTAGATACTGAATCAGAGTTCAAATCATTCTTCGGCGATAACGTCAAAGAGATTGAGTTCGAGTCTATGGGCGCTGCTAAAGAATATGTTGGTATGTACGATGGTACTGACAACTATCAGATTCATGGTACTACAAACTATATTCACCAGTTCATTACAGATCGTTTTCCCAAAGACATTTCATTTAATATCAAACACATTAACGTTGTTAACTTTGATATCGAGGTAGCATCTGATGATGGTTTCCCTACACCAGAAGCGGCTGCTTATCCAGTGATTTCTATCGCTCTTAAATCAAGTCAATCATCTGTTTATCAAGTCTGGGGTCTCGGTGAGTATGATCCAGAAAAGTGTGAAGTTGATATGCACGGTGATCTTATTCAGTATCATTTCTGTAAGTCTGAAGAAGAACTTCTTGCTAAGTTTCTCGGCTACTGGTCTAAGAACTATCCAGATGTTATCACTGGTTGGAATAGTCGTTTCTTTGATATTCCGTATATCGTAAATCGTATTCGTATCATTGCTGGTGAAGAATATGTCAATAAGCTTTCGCCATGGAAACAAGTCAACACACGTAATCAAAATATTATGGGTCGTGAACAGTTTGGATATGAACTCGTTGGCATTCAGCAAGCAGACTATCTTGAACTGTTTAAGAAGTTTGGTTATTCGTATGGTATGCAAGAATCATATAAACTAGATCATATTGGTTATGTTGTTCTCGGCGACAACAAACTATCGTATGAAGAACATGGTAGCCTACACACACTCTATAAGAATGATCATCAGAAGTTTATTGACTATAACATTAAAGACGTTCAGCTTGTTGACCGTATTGATCAGAAGATGGGTCTGATTTCTCTGGCTCTGACAATGGCGTATAAAGGTGGTGTTAATGTTAGTGACACTATGGGTACTACTAACATATGGGAATCGATTATCTATCGGCGCCTGTTGAGCAAGAATATCATTTCTCCTATCAATCAGATTGATGGTATTTCATATTCTGTTCTCGGATCAACCGAACTAAAAGATGGCAATAAAGCACTGAATATTGCTGGCGGTTATGTCAAAGATCCTCAAGTAGGTTCACACGACTGGGTTGTTTCTTTTGACTTGAACTCACTATATCCTAACATCATTGTCCAACAGAACATCTCACCCGAGACATTAGTACATCAAGAGCGTAGACCTCAAGGTGTTAAGTATTATATGAACCATGATAGAACTAAACAAATAAGTAAAGACTTTGCGGTATGTTCTTCTGGTGTTATGTTTCATAAAGATAAACAGGGCATTGTTCCAGAGTTGATTGTCGATTACTATGCAGAGCGTACTGTTATAAAAAAGAAAATGTTAAAAGCACAGTCTGCATATGAGAAGACTAAAGACAAAGCATTAGAATCAGAAATCAATCAGCTACACAATAATCAGATGGCTATTAAGATTCTTCTTAACTCTCTCTATGGCGCTCTGGCTAACAAACATTTTAAGTACTTTGATAATGCCTTAGCAGAATCAGTAACGCTTACTGGTCAGACTGTTATTCAGTGGGCTGAAGAAGCTATCAATAAAGAAATGAATAGTCTTCTTAAAACATCCAAAGATTATGTTATTGCCATTGATACTGATTCGGTTTATATTAGCATGGCTGGTCTTGTGAAACAGTTTGCTCCAGCAGATCCAGTTAAGTTCATTGATAAGATTTGTGAAGAACACTTTAAGAAAGTTCTAAAGAAATCATACGATGAGTTCTATTTTATGATGAACGGTTACACACCACGTATGGAAATGGATCGTGAGGTCATTGCCGATCGTGGTATCTGGACTGCAAAGAAAAGATATATTCTCAATGTGCATAACTCTGAGGGTGTTCAATACGCAGAACCCAAACTCAAGATGATGGGTATTGAAGCGGTCAAGTCTTCAACTCCACAAATCTGCCGTGACAAGTTCAAAGAGATATTCAAAGTTATTATGAATAAATCTGAAGCTGATGTACAGAAGTTTATTCGTGAGTTTAAAGCGGAGTTTAGTAAACTGCCGCCTGAAGCAGTATCCTTTCCACGTGGCGTGAATGGTATTGACAAGTTTGGTGATAAGAAAAACATCTACGGCAGCGGTACACCAATGCATGTTCGTGGTGCTTTGTTATATAATCACTATGTCAAACAAAACAAACTTCAAGATAAATACGAATCGATTAAGAATGGCGAGAAGATCAAGTTTGTGTATCTGAAAACACCAAACACTATCAAAGAAAACTGTATAGGTTATCCAATGCAGCTGCCTAAAGAACTAGGTCTACATAAATACGTTGATTACAATAAAATGTTTGAGAAGACTTTTCTTGATCCACTGACACCGATACTTGATGCTGTTGATTGGCAGTCTGAGCCAAGAGCATCACTTGAAGATTTCTTTGGATAAAATAGTTCTTTACAAACACCAATAAATGTGATATTATTATATTATGACATACAGCATAACCATATTTAAGAACCAATATGACAACAAGACTCATCGGCGTCTTGATATTGAATCATGGGATCAGTTTAAATCGCTGTTCTATAAGATGTCGGAACGATCATTAAAAGGAAAGAAAGATGCGGAACTTATTTCTCCAGCTATTTACGAAACTGGATCTACACGAGCCAATAAAAATGTATTGGGTTGGGCAGGTTGGGCTGCTGTTGACGTTGATGACTGGCTCTTTGAAGGAAATCTAAAAGATGAACTTAATACTCGTTTCCCTACTTGGACTTACATTTGTTACAGTACTGCTAGTTCGACGGCAGATCATCCTAAGTTCCGACTCATATTCAGACTTAATAGGACGATTGGAAATAGTGAAATTAAACATTTCTGGTTTGCCCTCCAGTCAGTCATGGACGAAGCAGGCGATAAGCAATGCAAGGATCTCAGCAGAATGTATTACGTCCCTGCAGAATACACTGATTCTAACAACTTCATTTGGGATCATGATGGCGTTGCTATTGATGTGGACAATCTACTCAAAAGATATCCGTATAGTGAAAAGCGAAACGCAACAAACTTCCTTGATAGATTACCAGATGCTTGGCGAGAACAAATAGTAGAGCACAGAAAATCTCAGCTAGATAATACTGATGTTTACTGGAATAGCTATCAAGACTGCCCGTTCTGGCCAAAGAAACTTGCTACAGACTATATGACTATATCAAGTACTGGTTGGTATACTAAGATGTATCAGATCATGATTGCTCTTGCAGGCAATGCGATTAAAAGACAGTACCCTATCACACCTACGCAAATCGCTCAACTGTGTAAGCAGTTTGATGTTGAAACTGGTAACTGGTACGAGAATAGACCACTTGAAGTAGAAGCAAATAACGCATTGGAGTATGCATATAGAAATGGATAATGATAAAATAAAAGTACGTATGTCTGAACTAGTCAGGCCTATTGATGAAGCAATCTTAATGTGTGATGATCGTGAAGAAGTATTGATGTTGGCTTCTGTTATGATGATCCGATTGAAAGATATATTTGACACACAGCTAGGCGTACAAGGCAGAAAACAAATGTTCAAGGACATGTCGTGACAGGTGCATCTCGTGATTTAGAACAGAGCATAATGGAATGTTGGAATGTATGTGAGGACTTAGGTACCGTATATAGGCAAGTGTGTGATGGTGAGCGAGAGCCTACCATAGATGAAATCACAAATGCTTTGATGGGTATGCAACAGTTATATCAATGGAAATTTGAACAGCTGTTTTTTACATATGAAGAAGCACTGAAGAAAGGGCTAAGGAGAGAATGATTGCTGGTAAAGTATGGGGCAATACCGAACTTATAGAAGCCAATGGCGCACTTGAGTTTCATCGTATTGAAATGAACAAGGGTGGTGTTTGTTCTAAACACCTGCATGAGTTTAAATGGAACGGGTTCTATGTTGAATCAGGTCGTATGCTTATTCGTGTATGGCAAAACGACTATAGTCTTGTTGATGAAACAGAACTACAGATTGGTCAATACACTAAGGTAAAGCCTGGTGTGTATCATCAGTTTGAATGCCTTGAAGACGGTGTAGCATTTGAACTATACTGGGCAGAGTTTAACCATAACGATATCAAAAGGGAGACAGTCGGGCATGGATAATGTAGTCGAATTTAAAAGAAAAGAGGATATTTTTATTCTAGGCTTTATAATGCCTGAAATTATTAGCATCAATAAAAAGGGTGATGAGAATATCACACTAGAAGCTAAAGATGGTAAGGCTCATGCTTGGGTTGTGGCAAAGGATAAAACTGAAGCCAAGAAAAAGCTAACTGATATGATTACTAATATCACCGAATGGCTAGACTAATGAAATATGTAATCGACATCGACGGCACTATCTGTAAAGAAGTTATTCTTCCTAACACTGGTGGTAAAAAAGACTATGCCAATCATATTCCAATGCCAGAGCGTATTGCAAAAGTAAATGCGTTATATAATGCGGGACACACAATTAAGTATATGACTGCTCGTGGCTGTGTTAGTGGCATTGACTATTATCAACTAACAAAAGATCAACTAGTAAACTGGGGCGCAAAGCATCATGAATTAAGCGTAGGCGAGAAAGAAAACTACGACATCTGGATTGACGACAAAGCATTCTGGAGTGAGAACTTCTTCCGTGAAACAGGAGAAACTTATGAGTAGATTTATTGCAGCAATGGATCACAGTGGTGGTTCGACCGGCGGCGTACTAGAACGCTACGGACAAGAATACACCGAATCAAACAAGATGGACAAAGTTCATGCTATGCGTTTACGAATGGTTAACTCACCTGCTTTTAATGATAAAAATATCTGGGCAGCAATCCTCTACAAAGACACAGTTGCACGTGGCATGGTTAACATCTTGGATGAAAAAGGCATCGATACGTTCCTAAAGATTGACAGTGGTTGTAACGAAGATGGAACACTTAAACAGTTTCCAGTAAAGCAGCTGTTAGAGTTTGCAACACAGACTGATGCAAATGGTGCTAGTATCGGTGCTAAAATATACGGTACAAAAATGCGTAGTATTGTTAAAAGTGTAGACATGGTTAGAGCAATTCTTACACAACAGTTTCAACTAGCAGAAACTATTTGTAGTTACGGACTTGTACCTATCATCGAACCAGAGGTTCCTATTGATCATCCTGAGAAAGAACTAATTGAACAAGAACTATACGAACTATTAGAGAAGTTTTTGAATGAGAAAAAATTTAAAGTTATTCTTAAACTAACACCTCCTGAAGTGCCTAACCTGTATCACAACCTAACAGTTAAGCATAATGTAGAACGAGTAGTGTTCCTAAGCGGCGGATACAGCACAGACGAAGCGTGTAATAGACTCGGACTTAACGAAAATGTAAGTGCTAGTTTTAGTAGAGCATTGTCTGAAGGCTTAAATAAGGGGTTTACAGACGAACAATTTAATGATATAATGGAACATAATATACTTAGAATTGTAAAGGCATCTTCATGACAAAAAGCTTTATCTTTGATGTTGACGGAACATTAACACCATCTCGTGGTAGAATTGACGAGGAATTCCGTCTGTGGTTCGCTCAGTTCTGTTGGGATAATGATGTGTATATGGTCACCGGATCAGATAAAGCAAAGACTGTTGAACAAGTCGGTGAGTATATTTACAATCTGTGTAAGAGAGTATACCAATGTGCTGGTAATGATATATGGGAACAAGATAATAATATCAAGAAGCCTGCATTTATGACTCTACCTGATATTGCTGAAGAATATCTTGATCGACAACTTAACTATACCGATTGGGTGCCATTAACTGGTGCTCACTCTGATTATAGACCAGGTCTACTAAACTTTTCTATTGTTGGTAGAAATGCCACACTAGAACAGCGCAAAATGTATTCTGATTATGATAAACAAGTTAAAGAACGGTCACGTATTGCCCAAGGATTTAATAAAAGATTTCCTCAATACCAAGCATCTGTTGCTGGTGAAATCGGTATTGATATTACTGTAAAAGGTTGTAATAAATCTCAGATACTCAAAGACTTTGATGAAGCTGGTCTTTACTTCGAAGATATTATTTTCTTTGGTGATAAATGTGATGCTGGTGGTAATGACTATGAGATTGCCGAAGCTGTTGCATTTGGTGGTGGAAGAGTGTATAATGTAAAAGACTGGAAAGATACTTGGGTTAAACTAAAAGGAATTATATAATGTGGGCAATTCTTGTGATATCATTTGTGTCTAATATATATGGCGCATTTGAAAATAAAGATGATTGCATTGCAGCTGCAATAGATTTAAAGAGCCAAGGCATAAAAGCAGTTTGTGTTCAGATAGAGGAAAAGAAATGAAAGTAGGAATCACAGCATCTACATTTGATCTACTTCATGCAGGACATGTTATGATGCTCCGTGAAGCTAAAGATCAATGTGACTATCTTATCTGTGCTTTACAGATTGACCCATCATTTGATAGACCAGACAAGAATAAGCCTGTTCAGTCAATTGTAGAACGCCATACTCAACTGGCTGCTGTTAGGTATGTCGATGAGGTTATTCCCTATCTCACTGAACAAGATCTTGAAGACATTCTTAAAATGCATAACATTAATGTGCGTATTATTGGAGAAGAATATAAAGAAAGAGAATTTACCGGTAGAATCATCTGCGACCAACGCGGCATTGATATATACTTCAATAAGAGAGACCACAGGTTCTCTACCAGTGATCTGAGAGCAAGAGTATATGGCGAAGAACTAAAAAAAGATATTGAAGGTGATACTATGGTTTTACATTCAGATAAAAATGTGGTATAAGGTATGATAACAGAAGAAATTGTAAGAGAAGCACTTAAAGAAGTGTATGATCCTGAACTGAGTTTAAGTGTACAAGAGCTTGGGCTGATTTATGAAGTTAATTGTGAAGACACTCATGTGCACATCAAGCATACCCTGACTAGCATGTTTTGCCCATTTGCGGAAGAAATATGCCGGGGCATATACGACACAACTAAGGCATTGGACGGAGTTGAAACAGTCAACCGTGAACTGGTATATGATCCACCTTACAACATGGAAATGGTTCCTGAAGAAACAAGAACAATTATGGGGTGGTATTTTTAACTTGATAGATGATAAAACTAATACTTTACATTCGTATGAACATAGTGTATAATATATTAAAAAAAGGTGAATAATGATAGAGAGAATTTACATACCCACTGTTCGAAGATGCGACAAACAAATTACATTCGAGAATCTTCCTAAAGAACTTCAAGAACGAGTTGTTATGGTTATCGAAGCAAGAGAACGACATCTTTATAGTTATCCTTGCGAGTACTTGAAAATACCTGAAAGCATAGTGGGTACTTGGACACAGTTAGCACAGACTAGATTGTTCATTCACAAACACGCTGGTGCGATTAAGTATTGTGTTGCTGATGATGATCTACCGATTAAACGAAGAAACTCTAAGTATTGGACTGAAACGTCAAATATGGAAACGTCTAAGCGATATGCTACTCAAGAAGAAATCCTGTTGATGTATGAGACTGTGGATAAATGGTTTGATGAACCGTCTATAGGAGTTATTGGTCTTTCTGATCCAGGCACTCCACCTCAAAATAATGAGTATGTTGATACCGTAGATGTGTATGGTTATGTGTTTTATGACGGCAGAATGATATCGAAGATTATCGATGATATAGATATTTGCTCATTGAGGATAGCAGAAGATGTACTCTTTCTCTATGAGATACTGTCTAGAGGAATAAACACTAGAAGATCTAATGAGTGGATGTATGATAACAGAAGTGCGTCTGATAAAAAGCTTGCAAAATCTAGGGTAGTCTGGACAGAAATGTATAAAGATGGTGATGAGAAGCCAGCTAATTACTACCAAAGTAAAGAGCATTACGATGCTATGAGATTCATCCAAGAGAGGTATCCCCACGGCGTGAAGATTTTTGAAAAAGATGGAAAGATGAAAAACGTTAAGTACTGGAAGAAAGTGTACAAACCTTTGGGATCTGATGGCACACCCAGCGCATCCCTTGAGAGCTTTTTCTCTTGACATGGCAATCAATTTGTGTTATATTGATTACAATAATAAACCGAATGTATGGAGAAAAATATGAGACATTATAAACTTGCGCCTACGTGGAAGAAGTCTGTAGTAGAATATTCTACTTTTATGAAAGATGGTATTCTGGCTAAATATGAACTCGGCTGGCGCTGGGGGGATTTTCTTATTAATATTCCTGAGACGGATGAAGAGTTTTTGGAATGGGTAAATAAGTTTTCTGGGTTTGATACTATTGAAGAAGCTAAAGAAAACTATTCAGATATTTTTGAGAATGATTCGATTACAGACAAATATATGGCTATCTGTGGTCCAGATCTAGAATCAGAATTTCATGAACTAGATGATTATGATTATGAGATGCTTGGAATGGATGACGGTTGCTGGAGTGACTGGACTATCAGTGGCTTTGGTAGTCATGATTTGACCGAAGAAGTCAAAACAGAACTAGCAGAACAACTTCAAGAGATATATGATGAGGAGTATGAAGAAGGTCTTGAACAAGAAGGTTGGACACATAAAGATTATTGGACAGAAATTCATGGTCCAGTTACACTTCATGAATGTGATGAAGAAGGGCAAGAGCAGTGAGAGAAAAGTTTAAAATACATAAAGCCAATAAGATGGCTGACTGGGTAGAGAATGCGGTTACCGAATGGGCTTCTGACTTGATTCTTGGTCATTTTGAGGTCGAATCAATAGGAGATCTAACTCGTAAAGAAATTGATGAAGTTATTGAAGAATGGGAAGAACTGTCTAGTTACAATGATTGGTTAGGTCTAGGCTTTCGCAACTGTATATGCACTTGGGAAACTGAAAACGATGAATATATTTGATGATAAGAAAGAAACAAATGCAGCTAGTTGAAAAGATTGCCCAATGGCACCGTGATCGTAATCTGATTGACGGCAGTACCGATAAAGATCAGTACATGAAACTGATTCAAGAAGCTGGTGAACTATCTGATAACATCTGTAAGGGCAAAGATATCCGTGATGATATTGGTGATATGATGGTTGTTCTTATTAATATTATGACTCGTAATGGTCTATCTATGGAAGAATGTCTACAAGTAGCCTATGATGATATTAAAGATCGTAAAGGAAAGATGATTAATGGCGTTTTTGTGAAAGAAAGTGATTTACAAGATGACCTATATAATGCTATACTGTACGAACACACAACGGAGATATAAATGTCAAGTGAAGTTGAAGAGTCAGCAGAATACGAAAACTTCTTAGGTAAGAAAGAAGAACTTCCTGAATCAGCAAATCTTGCTGACTTCTTAGGTATTCCTGCAGAAGAAGCCGATGATAAAGTATTTTGGCAGAAACATTGGCAAGGTATGCCAGAGTTTAATCAAGAAGAGAATCCACCACACCGTAAGTTGATTATAAGCTTTCGTAGTGAAGAAGACTATCAAGAGTTTGCAACTCTGATTGGTCAAAAACTCACAAAGAAAACTAAGAGTGTCTGGCATCCAAAGCTAGATCGTGATGCTAATACACTGAAGCGGTGGGTAGAAGAATAATGACAAATCCCAAATATCCAGTTTATATTATTTCAAAAGGTCGACATGAATCTATGTTGACCTCTAGATCGTTGGCACGTATGAAAGTGCCTCATTATATTGCTATTGAGCCGCAAGATGAAAAACTATACGACAAAACACTTGATAACTTTGGCATTCGACCATATGTTACATTACTAGTTGCTCCGTTTAGTAATCATGGCGATGGTCCTGGTCGTGCTAGAAACTGGTGTTGGGATCACTCTATCGCTCTTGGTGCAGAACGTCACTGGGTACTAGATGATAATATCGCAGACTTTTATCGTCTACAACATAACTTGCGTATTCGTGTTGAGAGTGGTGCTATCTTTCGTGCATCAGAAGACTTTGTTGATCGCTATGAGAATGTACCAATCTCTGGGTTTCAGTATCGTTTCTTTATTGCACCAAACACTAAGTACCCACCTTTTGTAAAAAACACACGTATATATTCTACGCTTTTGATTGATAACAAATGCAAGTTTCGCTGGCGTGGTCGCTATAATGAAGACACTGACATTTGTCTACGTGTACTTAAAGATGGTGACTGTACTATTCAGTTTAATGCATTCTTGCAAGGCAAAGCAGCTACACAGTCTGTCAAAGGTGGTAATACCTCTGAGTTCTATCACGCAGAAAATACTGAAAATGAAAACTTTGAAAAGTCTGGATTCAATAGTCTGGGTACTGTGAACAAGTCGCAGATGCTTGTAGATATGCATCCTGATGTTGCACGAATGGTATGGCGTTTTCGTCGTTGGCATCACCATGTCGATTACTCTTCTTTCAAACCAAATCAACTGATTCTAAAATCTGGTGTTGTGATTCCAAAAGGCGTCAATAACTATGGTATGAAGTTGACTACAAACTTTAAAGGCTAAAATATTTGATTTATTTTGAAAATAACACTTTACATTGTTAAACTAATGGTGTATTATATAATAGTAATCAAAAAAAGAAAGAGATATATATTATGACAAAAAATGTTTCACAACGAGATTCGACTTTTAAAGGCGGCATTCAAAAAGGCACAACTGCTTTTGATGTTGCTAGTAAAAAACTAGATAAACAATTGAAAGAGTCTTTTGATGTATTGTCTAAATCTTATTCGCAATATGAAGTTTGTAAACAGTTTACCAAAGAAATGAAAATCAAATATATTGGTGATGATTGTTTTGGCTTTGCTCCTGATGGCGGCGCATGGTTTAAAAATGGCAAGTTAGTTGCAGTGTTTGAAGCCAAGAAACAAGGCAAACTTGGTAATGCTAATGAACGCTGGTATGATAATGCCGACACGGCAAAATATATAAACAAAGACGTTGTTTATGTTACCTTCTGTTCTGGTGCTGGTGCTGCGCCTGGCGAGTGTCTTGATAAGATGCGAAGAAAAGCTACTATCACTAAAGGCAAAAACTTTAAGTTTTTTATGAATCCAGTTGGTTTTACCGACAATGAAGTTCTGTCGGTTATGGAAAATGTGTTGAAAGAAATAGTATGAAACCATTATATATGTGGGCAGGCGGTAAGAATAAGATGATTTCAAAATACTTACTGTCTCCTGGCATACCTTTGGCTGGATATGATACGTTTGTTGAACCATTCTTTGGTGGTGGAGCTATGATGATTTGGGTTAATGAAAACAATCCAAACATCAAACGCTTTGTTTTAAATGATATCAAAGAAGAACTCGTAGGAATATATGTTGCCATAAAAACAGATGTTGATAACTTTATTAAAAAGTTAGATGCTCTATCAGCTTTATACATACCATTAGATAAAGCTGAACGTAAAATATTCTTCTATGATCTAAGAACACCTTACGCCACAAACACCCACGGTCTTAATAAAACAGACGAAAGCGCAACTCTTTATTTTCTTATGAAGACTGCTTTCAATGGTATTTGGCAAAGTACCAAACGTGCAAATGGTAGATTTGATACTCCTTTTGGATTGGGTAATCAAAAGACAGTTGTTTACGATAAAGATAACGTTTTAGAATGGCACCAGTTTTTACAGAGGGTCGACATCACTTGTGGTGATTGGAAAGACTCATGTAAGATTGTTGAAGAGAAAGCATTCTACTTTATGGACCCTCCTTACAGAGATAGCTTTACAAGTTATGGCGAAGGCTTTACCGATGCAGATCATCAAACTCTAATAGAGTATTGTGTACAAAAAGATTTGCAAGGTAATATTGTATTTTACTGTAATAGGGATGATGCACAAGATGGCTTCTTTGATGCACACAAAGCACATCTAAACGACAGCTACTTTGACATTAAGTATACTGCTGGGCGTAGAGCCACTGAAAAAGACAAAGATGGCAATCCTATCCTAGACGAAGATGGTAACAATAGACGTACAGCAAAAGCAGCAAAAGAAATATTGCTGCACACAACTCTTGCCATTAAAAACATCTAACATAAGCGAAAACATATGACACATATTATGGTAACAGGTGGTGCAGGATTTATTGCGTATCATCTCATCAACTCTTTAGTTGAAAATGGATATGAGGTATCAGCATTTGATAGCTTCAATCATTACTATGATCCAGAACTAAAGAGAGATCGTGCTGATAAACTAAAAGACCTTGGTGTTGATGTAGCGTTTGTTGATCTAAAAGATCGACCAGCGCTTATAAAGTTTGTTGAACATCATAAGCCAGATATCGTAATGCACTTAGCTGCTTATGCTGGTGTTCGCCATTCACTCAAAGATCCACAGACTTATATTAATAACAACATCACTGGTACTCAAAATCTGATTGATGCTTGTAACAAAGCTGGTGTTGATAAAGTTGTCTATGCATCCTCGTCATCTGTTATGGCTGGTAATCCTCTTCCGTGGAATGAAGAAGAGAAGTGTGGTCATCTGTTGAATCCCTATGGCTATTCTAAGATAACAAACGAAAATCAGTTTATGAGTAGTAATATTAAGAGTGCTATTGGGCTAAGATTCTTTACTGTCTATGGACCATGGGGTCGACCAGACATGGCTCTATTTGATTTTACTAAAAACATTGTTGCTGGTAAACCCATTCAGTTGTACAACTATGGTAATATGATTCGAGACTTTACCTATATTGATGATATTGTCCAAGGTATTCGACTCATCTTTGACGAGATACAGAAGCACGATAGTGTCAAAGAAATATATAATATTGGCTACGGAGAGCAAGTAAAACTAGTTGATTTCGTTGAACATATCGAAAATAACTTAGATAGAAAATCTATTAGAGATTTAGTACCAATGCACCCGGCAGACGCTCAGGCGACTTGGTCAGACACTACCAAGCTACAAAAACTAGGCTATAACCCAACTACTTCTATCGCAGAAGGAGTGCAGAAATTTATTGAGTGGTACAAAATGTATTATAATATCAACTAATGTTTAATCATATCACACTAGAGGATAGACTTCCCGAACTTGAAGTAGAAACAGCGCCTACTGGCAGAACATATAAAACACCAGATGGTAAAAAGTATCCATCAGTGACTACTGTTCTTGGTGAAGAGAGTAAAGCAGGCATTCTTGCTTGGCGTAAAAGAGTAGGTGAAGAAGAAGCTAATAAGGTATCGTTTCAAGCTTCTTCACGTGGCACAAGTGTGCACACACTTGCAGAGAACTATATTAATAATGATCCAGAATGGTCTAAGGGCGCTATGCCCACGAGTATTTACGCTTTCAATCAAATCAAATCTATCTTAGATGAACGTATGAATAATATATACGCTCAAGAGGTACCACTGTACAGCGACAAACTTGAGGTTGCTGGTAGAGTAGACTTGATTGCTGAGTGGGATAAAGATCTGGCTATCATTGACTTTAAGACGGCACGTAAGCCAAAGAAAGAAGAATGGATTCAAGGCTACTTTATGCAATGCGCTTTCTATGCTGCAGCATTCTATGAAAGAACTGGTGTTGCTATTAAAAAAAGTGTCATTCTAATCACTGTAGATCATAATGAGCCACAGGTGTTTATTACTAAACCTTATGACTATCTAGGTAGCTTCATTAAGGTCAGACAGAAATATAGAAACATTTACGGATTTTAAGTGTTTACATAAAGACGTTTATGTGTTATAATAAAATATCAACACTAGAGGTAACATGAAAACTAAAATCGCAATCATTGGGCATGGCTTTGTTGGCAAAGCTGTTGAGTATGGATTTACACATCCAGGCGTAGAACTTCATATCGTTGATCCAAAGTACGGAACAACAGTTGATGATCTGCCTGTCTGTAACTACTATTTCGTTTGTGTCCCAACACCATTTGGTTCTGACGGCACGATTGATACGACTATTCTAGATGATGTGATGGAAAAACTTGTCGCAGTCAACGGCATAGTTATTATTAAATCAACTGTCACGCCAGATGTTATTACTAAATGGCACAATCATATCGTTTACAATCCAGAGTTCTTGACTGAGAAATCTGCTAACGAACAGTTTGTTAGCCCAGAGTTTCATATCTTTGGTGGGTTTGAAGTGTACACAGATGAGATAGAACGGCTGTATAAAGAGTTCTCATTATGTACACCATGCCCAGCATTACATATGTCTCTTGAAGAAGCCAGCTTTGTAAAGTATACTATCAATAGTTTTCTTGCTATGAAAGTAACATTCTTCAATCAACTATACGACACAGTAAAAACAACTCGTGCTAACTACGGCACTATTATTAAGGCTGTTGGCTTTGATAAACGTATTGGACCTAGTCACACAAAAGTACCAGGCTTTGATAAACGTCAAGGCTACGGTGGTGCTTGCTTTCCAAAAGACACATCGGCGTTTGTTAGTTACAGTAAACGCTTGACATTATTAGAGAAATGTATTAAAATAAACAATACATATCGCTCACAGTACGAACTAGATGAAAGAGAGAAAGAACAGCATGTCGATTATGGACAAACTAAAGAAGAACTCTAAGATTAAAACCACAGACATTCTATCTGAATCTAAGTTCTTTAACGAAAAAACTATGACACCCACAGACGTTCCTATGGTGAACGTTGCGCTATCTGGTTCTATTGATGGTGGACTAGCTCCAGGTCTACTGGTACTCGCTGGTCCATCTAAACACTTTAAGACTTCATTTGCTTTGCTCATGGCAGGTGCATATCTTAAACAGTATCCAGATGCTGTGATGTTATTCTATGACTCAGAGTTTGGTTCTCCTCAGTCATACTTCACACAGTTTGGCATTGATACATCTCGTGTTCTTCATACACCTATTGCCAATGTTGAAGAACTAAAGTTTGATATTATGGGGCAGCTTGAAGCCTTAGATCGTGACGATAGAGTTATTATTGTTATCGACTCTATTGGCAACATGGCATCTAAGAAAGAAATGGAAGATGCGCTAAACGAAAAGTCAGTAGCAGATATGTCACGAGCCAAAGCACTCAAAGGCTTGTTCCGTATGACAACACCATATCTGTCTATGAAGAATATTCCATTGATTGCTGTTAACCACACATATATGGAAATCGGGCTGTTCCCTAAAGCTATCGTTGGTGGTGGCACTGGTATATACTATTCGGCAGATAATATCTGGATTCTTGGTCGTCAACAAGATAAAGTTGGTACTGAGATTAAAGGTTATCACTTTGTTATTAATGTGGAGAAATCACGCTTTGTTAAAGAAAAATCAAAAATACCCATCTCTGTTTCTTGGGAGGGTGGGGTTCAACGCTGGTCTGGGCTGCTTGAAGTTGCTCTTGCTGGTAAGTATGTTGCTAAACCAACTATTGGCTGGTACCAATCAGTTGACCAAGAAACTGGTGAACTTGTTGGACCGAAATATAGAGAGAAGGACACACTCACAGAAGAGTTCTGGAAACCAATCTTAGAAAATACAGACTTCAAAGACTTTGTGCAAAAACAATACTCTATTGGTCACGCTTCGTTGATTGATATGGATTCTATTGTCGAGGAAGCAAATGATTAGAACTCCTATTTCTAAAAGCTGGGTAGAGAATAAGCAGTATGAACTAATCCCACGTGAAGATGATGCGTGGCAGATTAGAATACTTGAAGGTGAATATGAGCAATGTATTATCAGCTTTGGAAAGTTATCTATTAATGAAGAAAATCTTACTGTAAAATTCGATTATACGCTTGACTATACACCCGTAGATGGTGTATCATCAGAAGATCCAGGGTTGCAGAAGATCGCTGGATATATCCTCCACAGCGTTATGGTGAATGCATTTGATAAACCTTGAACAAACAATACTTAGAAGCATATTAACCGATGAGCAATATATGCGTAAAGTATTGCCGTTTGTTAAGCCCGATTACTTTGAAGGTATCTATCGCATATTGTTTAAAGAAGTAGGTAAGTTTGTTAGCAAATATAACAAACTGCCTACTCTCGAGGCATTTAAGATTGAAATAGATAGTAGCGATAAGTTAAATACAGAACAATACACATTTGCTTTAGAAGTAATACCAAACATCTTTACTAAAGAAGAAGTGAATCAGCAATGGTTATATGACACTACTGAGAAGTGGTGCCAAGATAGAGCAATCTATAATGCTATTATGGAAAGCATTAGTATTATTGATGGTAAACATACCACACTTACTAAGCAAGCACTACCAAGTCTTCTTGAGGGTGCCCTTGCAGTGTCCTTCGATACTAATATTGGGCACGACTATATTGATAACGTTGAACAACGTTGGGACTTCTATCATGCACAAGAAGAAAGGATACCGTTTGACCTTGACTACTTTAATCAAATCACTAAAGGAGGCTTACCAAGGAAAACTCTTAATATCGCTCTCGCTGGTACCGGTGTTGGCAAGTCTTTGTTTATGTGTCACGTTGCTGCTAATGCTCTAACACAAGGGCGTAATGTTCTATACATTACTCTGGAGATGGCAGAGGAACGCATAGCTGAGCGCATAGACGCCAATCTATTGAATGTACCTATAGATCAGTTAGAAAATCTTACTAAAGATATGCTGAAAACTAAGGTAAACAATATTAAGATGAAGGGTAACGGCAAGCTTATCATCAAAGAATATCCAACTGGTCAAGCAAACACTTCTCACTTCCGAGCATTGTTAAACGAGTTGAAACTAAAACGAAACTTTATTCCAGAGATTATCTTTGTTGATTATCTAAATATTTGTGGCTCTGCCCGTATGAAATCAATGGGTGGTTCGATTAATAGTTATACATACATAAAAGCCATTGCAGAGGAGATGAGAGGACTTGCTGTTGAATTTAATGTCCCAATTGTCTCAGCCACGCAGACGACACGTGCTGGTTTTAGTAGCTCGGACCCTGGGCTGGAAGATACCTCTGAATCTTTTGGACTACCCGCTACGGCAGACTTAATGTTTGCTTTGATTGCAACTGAAGAACTAACATCTGCTGGTCAGATTATGGTAAAGCAGCTGAAGAACAGATATAATGATCCGAATGTACACAAACGGTTCGTTATTGGTGTAGATAGATCCAGAATGAAACTAAAAGATATTCTAGATGCTAAAGTCAATCTTATGAATGATACACCAGTATTTGAGAATTCTAAGATGAATGAAAAATTTAAAGACTTTAAGATGGAGTGATTATGAGCGAAGGACCTTTGACACAAGCATTTGAATTGGGGCACGAAACGGCTCTACGACAAGAGTTGACAACATATTCCATTAGGGATGGTATGTTTATCAGATCAACTACGATACGAGTCTATACAGCTGGTCGAGATTATAACGACCATACCTCAACAGTTATTATTGGAGAATATAATGCAGATTAAATTGGATGAAGAACAAATAGATGAAGTTATGTTTTCAGCTTTATTGAGCTTAGAAGAAAGCTTTCCTAATGATAAGAAATTATCAAAAGCAATTAAACGTGTCCTTTCTTATACTATGGCACCAAGTGATTGGGAAACGATTTATGATCGTAACTGGGAAAAATATTCTGATGATAATGACCGAGACGATATTACGTTTGGTGTTAAATCAGAGCAAGGGCAGGGCTATGATTTAGGTGGATATGACTTTGATTCGCCTATGGATTCTTACACACCAGAGTATACATTTTCAATTACACCATCACCTGAAGAAACAAAGATTGAAAAAGCCCGCAAAGGAAATAAGTAATGGGTAAAAAGAAAATGCGGGCCACCCAAACTTCTAAAGGTACTGGTCGTTCTTCAATGAGAACAAGCAAATCTGATCCTGGTATTCGTTTGTTGAACCAACTCAAGGCTTTGGAGAAGGGCAAAAATGTAAAAATGGTATTGCCTAATCTTGTTGAGAAAAATGGTAAGCAACAACCAGCAACTATTCTCAAAGTTAATGGTCGGGATTGGTTGAAACGCCGTGAAGGTAGTCCTGGTAAGAAGGAATCAGCTGAGTGAAAGTCAGACTTATTGGTCACACGACTGTTAACCCACAAACTGTTATAGGATTAGAAGATGTCCAAGATTTGGTCGCTTATTGCGCCCGTGTCTCGAATCCCTCCAATCAGGTCAATTCCGAGACATCAGAGAAACTCATCCGATACCTCATCAAACATAAGCACTGGAGTCCTCTGGAAATGGCCTCAGCTACAGTTGAAGTCGAAACCACCAGGGACATCGCAAGACAATTCTTGAGGCATCGTTCGTTTTCATTTCAAGAGTTCAGTCAAAGGTATGCTGATCCAGCTCTGATGGGGGATCAGTTTGTTCTAAGAGATGCCCGTTGGCAAGATACTAAGAATCGGCAGAACTCTGTTGACTTTGATATGACTCGACCATATGATAAAGATATTAATAAAGAGTGGATTGCCAAACAGAGAAAGGTAATCAAAGCTGCAACTGATGCTTATGAATGGGCAGTAGGTAATGGTATTGCAAAAGAACAAGCACGAGTTGTGCTACCCGAAGGTAATACTATTTCTAGGCTATATGTAAATGGTACACTACGCAGTTGGATTCATTATATCGACTTGAGATCATCTAATGGCACACAAAAGGAGCACATGGAACTAGCACGAGAAATCGGCAAAGCAATCGCAGAAATCTTTCCAATGACAAAGGAGTTCATCAATGAGTAAGCTTAGACTAAAAATCCTACAAGAAGAGATTGCAATTCTTGAATCACGATTACAGCCACATGATACTGGGCATCTACACACAACTATTAGTGTTCTGAATGATCGTGTAAAAGAAATCGGAGAACGGTTAGAGAAAGAAACTAAAGCTATTATTGTAGACTATGACGAACTTAGTTTAGGAATGTGCTAATGGGTAAGAAACTTTCTACATACTGGTCCGAAGCTGGCAAAGGCTATGCTGAAGTTCATGTTGATATGAAGAATGAAGCGTTTTATATTAAATACTTCGATAGTAACAATAAACGATTCTTTACTGAGGACTTTCCAGATAAATCTTTACGCTATGTTGAAGATGCTGCTGAAAACTGGGCACTAGGAGTTAAACATTTTACTGGTATGATGTAGTATGTTCACAATTGAATTTGATGAAGACGAAACACTAATAACTATTCTGGATAAAACAGATGAACTTGAAGATGTTTCTATTCTAATGTATGATGACTATTGCCATATTAGACAATGGAATGAAAAAGAACAGATGTTTGATGTGTGTACATTATCATCAGAAATGTATCTTGAACTAATGAAAGCATGGAAGCTTCCAGAAGGTGCATACTATCTTGACTTGATTAAGAAATAACTTTTAACTCTGGTTTACAATAGGACTTGTAGGGGACATATGAATTAACATAGTCTCCTGCAGGTCCTTTATATTGACATACTGTTACTAACTTATTAGAGCCACCGATCCATATCATGGCAGCGGAGACAAACACTAGCTTGTATATCACGTTTTAAGATAGTCAGCCCAGTACCATAATCCAGTAAGACCACCGCCAACAATAACTGTTAGTACAACTATTAGGACACATCTTTCAAAAAACTTACGTTGCTCTTCCATTGCCTTTGCTTTGGCTTTACGCAGCTTACCTTCGGCTCTTAGGATTTCATCCCAAGTATTCATACCATATTTCATACGGATATGCACCATAAGTTCATACCGTTGTGCTTCTATTTGTTTCTTAGCTAGTACTGCTTGAGTAGCAATAGATTCGATGTTACCAGACCCCTTTAGAAGTCTGGTAATCATTCCTGCATTCTCAGCTGATTCTGCCGTAGCAGCAATCTCTGAAGTCGCACTCATCCATCTACTCATATCACCATGCATTTGCTCAAGTTCACGTCCGACAGCAAATCCTTTTTGTATCATTTCAAAAGCTTTACTGGCAGTCGATATAGCGAGTCCTATACTTACTGGGTCAAGCATTCATTTTCCTTTAAAAAATGGGGTTAGTCTCCGCTGGAGCCAAAGAAGTAGTTGATAACCGTACTGACAGCAGTACCCAGCAAAAAACCGAGTATGATGTTAGCGAAGTCCTTTCCAGCCTCGGGAATAGGTAAGAAAGTAATAGCAAAGAAATATACTACACTTGCTAATGACCAGAACCATGCGAATTGGTATATAAACCTAGCGGCTTGTTTGTTGCCACTTTTTACGAGTGTTTCGTGTACTGTATCTTCTTCTGACATTTAATATCCTTTATTTACTGGTATATGCTTGAGCGCCATAAAACGCTGCTACGATTGCTGCTACAGATACAAAGTAAACTGCTGCCATATCACCTAAGATACTTGCCGCTGTTTCAAGACCAAGCCATGATGCTACTGCAACAACGACTGGATAGAGGAGCATACCACTAAGAGAGAACCAAGCCATGTTACGCATAGCGTCCTGACGTTTATCTTCGTTCTCAATCATGATCATTTTTTCAGCACGTTCCATTTCTTCATCAGTGATTTCACCGTCGCCATCGGCGTCGAACATTGCATACTTAGAATTTGCTTGGAGAGTTTTTGGAGCTGCTGGAGCTTTAGGTGCCGCCATATTTTATTCCCTTGTTATTATTATTTTTTACAGGATATAAAAATTATGTGAGGCGTATTCAAGTCAATATGCTTTAATAAGGGCGAGTGGTTATTAAAGGTTCGCACAATATATAACCTATTTATATGGTTTACTTATTTTAAGAACTGTGATATAATAAATAATCTAAAGATATAAGGAAAATACATGAAAATATCCAACATAGTTTCGGGCATGCTAAACCTTGCCTTGATCGCAGGTCTCATATTCTGGGCAGTCCAAGCCCAGGCAATCACTATTAGATTACAATATGATCTTGATTTTGAAACACAACTAGAATGCATTGCCCAAAACATATATCATGAAGCACGAAATGAAAGCGAACTCGGTATGCGGGCTGTGGCTTGGGTGACTCTCAATAGAGTCCAAAGTTCAGCATATCCTACTACTGCATGTGATGTAGTATTTCAAGCTAGGCTAGACAGTAATGGCAATCCAATTAAGAACAAATGCCAGTTCTCGTGGTTCTGTGATGGTAAGACAGATAGAATTTTAAACCCTGAGAAGTGGGCATTATCTGTTCTCGTTGCTTCTGATATAATGCGAAACTATAGTAAGTACCCAGATCCAACTGGCAATGCTATTATGTATCATGCCAACTATGTAAAACCAGCATGGGCTGCAGACTATAAAAGAGTTGTTGCTATTGATGCTCACATCTTTTATACAGACAAGAACTAATGAAATATGAATACTTGGTTAAAATGTCTATTGATCAACTGATACCATACTTTATAACACAGACTATAATCGCCATTATGTTCTTGGCAATACCATATGGCATTATTTATTGGGTATATGCGATAATAAAGGAGTACATGAATGCTAAAAGACTTTAATGATTTCTGTGATTGGTTTGCTAATCTATTTAAGCACCTGTGATATAAAAATATAGTGATATAAACTTAAAAAGGGGGTTGACAGCTCCCTTTTTTTATGTTACTATAATATCAAACATAATGGAGATATACTATGACATACAACCTTGATATGCAGACCAATGATGCTATTACTAGCCGTCTGGCTTCTATTGTGCGGCGTGCAAATATGTTCAATCACGACCGAGACGATATCTTAGAAGAGATATCATACTTTGTACAAACTCTACAAGTCAATGCCGCACAGGTAGAAAAACGTATGATAAGCGAGGCAGTATAATGGACGAGAATCGTGATGCATGGCGACTTCAGAACCTTGAAGATATGGTAGAGAAATCTAAATACACATCAAACTATTATATGTGGTTCAATAAGCTTGAAGAGTTCAAGCGGTTACTAAAACGTGAGGTCAATCCGTGAATATCTTTATCTTGGATAACAATCCTATTAAGGCTGCTCAGTTACAATGTGACAAGCATGTTGTAAAGATGATTGTCGAGTCTGCCCAAATGCTTTCAACAGCACACCGTCTACTCGATGGTGTTGTCAGTGTTGGTGTATCTAAATCTGGTCGTAAAGCTAAACAGTGGTTTCATCCTAAGCATGATGATCTATTGTACAAAGCTGTACATATGGGTCACCCGTGTACTGTATGGACTATGGAATCTGTTGCTAACTATATTTGGCACTATGATCACTTTATGTCTTTGTGCTATGAGTATCAATATCGTTACGGTAAAGTTCATGCTACACAAACTAGACTTGAAGATGTTCTTTCTATACCACCTAGAAACATACCAATGCATGGTCTTACACCATTCAGGCTAGCTATGGGCGTAGCACCAGAGTGTATTGACGAATCTAACCCAGTAATATCTTATCGTAAGTTCTATCAAACAAAACAAGCAAGGTTCAAGATGGCTTGGACCAAACGTGAAGTACCTGACTGGTTTCAAATTGCATAAAAAAATCATTTATTTTTAAAATAAGTGTTGACATTTGATTTTAGATGGTATATTATATAAGAATAGAGAAAACAAAAGAAAGAGATTTATATTATGACAAACTATCCAAAGCCTGTAATGCGGGACTACCAAAAAGAGTACATCTATAATCCTATAATGGACGTGATGGCTGATCGTATCTCTACGCATCGCAAATCCAAATCTTTGCTAAAATTCTTAGCACTTAGCACAAGTTCTGGTAAAACTTTTACCGCATGCAACTTTGTTGTGCCTGCTATCGTAGAGATGGGTTGTGATGTTATATACACGGTTCCTAACTGTGCCTCTATCGAAGAGGTAACAGAAGAGTTAAAACTACAATTGCCAGACCATCTGGTGTGGGGCGATAAAAGCCTGTTCGGTGGGAACTTCGAAGTTCCTAAGCTGAAGACTGGTCAACAAATGGTGGCTGTGATGCATCCAACAGTTTGTAGCAGCGGCGACAATCGGGAGATAATTGCTGATTTGTGCAAAGACCGTAAAGTTGTTTTCATTTCAGATGAAGCGCACTTGGGTTTAACCTGTCCAGATGCAGAGTATACTCGTATGGCTTTTGGTGGCTACAATGCTAAGCATGAGGCCAACTGGTTTGATGCTATCGTTAGTTTTGAAACAGTTGCTTGGTTTATGATTTCTGCCACACCTCGGGCTCCAGTGTTTGTGTGTGAAGATACGTATGATATAATATCCGAGTATTATGATCGTGAGGTTCTATGTGCTTCACAGAAAGCTATCAAGAAAGTTGTTTTCTATACCGATGACAGCGCAGCATACAATAACTGCTCTAAAAACAAGCGTAATGAAGCCGACGATATAATACGTGAATTGGATTGTGCTGAAATTTCGAATGATAGCATTTCTGTATGCCCGAATAATTTTACTCAACTCAATGCAAATCTTGTCAACGGATTTAAAGATGAAGTTGATTGGCTGAATATGGTCACCAAAGAGTTTGATTTGCCTGCTACTAAACCAGCAGGTATTATCCAAACAAACGGAGACAAAGCGCATCAGATATACCATTCTCTAGGCGTGATGGGTATGTTTCCGGTAATTACTACGACCCGAGATAAGCAGGTATATGGCTTTGCAAAGCCCAACTATCAGCATGAATTTAATAAAGATAAGCCAAACTCTGCACAAGCTATCAGTTTTGTTGGCAATTACTCGAATGAGTATAATGTTCTGGTTGCCAATAAAATCGTCGGCGAAGCTGTTAATTTGCGTAATGCTAACTTTCTTGTGAGTGATCACTACCGTGACAGCTGTAATGATACTGATATTACCACTACTGTTGAGCAGTTGCTTGGTCGGGTGATTCGTTGGCCAGATGTTGAAGGCATCAATAACTGGAAAGACGCTATTGAATATCGTGAGGCACGTATCGCTGATGGTGTTCCTCGTGACGTAATGGATCGCTGGATTGATATTGTTTTTAAATATGAAGTGCACATGGCTTACAGCCCAATCAATGCAGCTGGAGTTAAAAAATTCTTATCAAAACACACCTTTGGGACAGTCGAGTGGGCAAATTATCTGAAACGTTTTGATGTTATAAGCCGTGCTAGATATGGTACTAAGGGTACTAAGACTCCTTGGTCACAAGAAGGCACTCAGGAGTACAAGGCATATCGTGATGATAATCCACACTGCGAGATTTGTCCTCGTACATCAAATGGTATTCCAGCATGTGAGGCATCTTACGCTGGTCGAATCCCAGAGAACCACATTCTCGAAAGAAATGAGGTTCACCACATAGACGGAGATCACTCCAACAATGATTTGTCAAATCTAGTGACTGTTTGTCCAGTAGTGCACTATTCCATCTCTGTGGAAGAAAGGCATTTTATCAATAAGCAGTATAGAAATGCTGCTTAAATGTCACACTTTCTTTTGATTTGATAATAAATGCGTTTGCCATCAAAATAAGTCTTTACATTTGATTCTATATGATGTATATTGATTGTATAGAGAAAACAAAAGAGAAAGTTATTTAGATGGCATACGTTTCACAAGCAGACAAAGCAGAATTAGTACCAGCAATCAAAGCCGTAATGAAAAAATACGACATGAAATGTTCTATTTCAGTTCGTCATCATTCGACACTTGTTGTTACTGTAAAATCAGGCGCTATTGATTTCAGCGAACATTTAGAATCTGCCAAAGCTTGGGCAAATGATTATATTCAAGTTAACACTTACTGGATCAATGATCATTACAAAGGCATCATACGCAACTTCTTACTTGAACTTAAAGATGCAATGGAAGGCCCTGGCTTCTATAACAACGATGATGTGATGACAGACTACTTCAACCGTAGTCACTATGTTGATATCAATATCGGGCAGTGGGGCAAGCCTTACGTTCATGTTAAAGGCACAAAAATCAATGTGTCTAACATGGATATCGTAGCCGATCGCAGCAAACCAGCTTACATAGTTGATTGTGCTGCATAAAATAGTTTGTAATTATTTAAAATAGTTCTTGACAACTCCATTTTAATATGCTATAAAGATTGTATAGAGAGAAAACAAGAGGTACTAAAATGACAAAAACAAATATCGTAATCAACTTCGACAAATCAATCCGCACTGCTACGCTTTCCATGGCTAACTGGAATGCAAATAATACAATCAACTGGGATTTCGTTGAAGCTGACGTTTGGATGGATCTCAGCAAATGGTATGATCGCTCTGATATTGATGCTATTATGAAATCCGATTTTGATGCCTATGCTGAAGAAACTGAAGACTGGATGAAAAACTGTAGTGTCACTACTTTTGAAGAATTCGAATGCTTAACTTATGTGGGGTTATCGTAATGACATTTAGAATCCCCGCATTTTGTGAACTTGAAATGAGTTTTGAAGAAGCCAAGGACACTCTAACTTTTCATGGCGACTTGCTTGCTGGTCTGAAACACGTTGACGATATGTGGAAAAGCCACTGTGAGTGCCCCGAATACACTAGCGATACTGAGTTCTATGAAAACTGGATCTACGAAGTTAATGCTTACAACGTAGTTGTCGAAACAATGAAACCCCTTTTCGTTTAAGGAAATATATTATGATCTATACTTTTGCAGATGAATTGATTTCTGATCTTCACAAAGATGCTCACGGCATGCGCCCTTCTGCAGCCTTTATGGACGCTTGGTTGTTTGACTCCGATGATGGCAAGCAAGCCACATGGGACTATCTTGTTATGGTGATGAAAGAGTCGCAGGAACAAGAAAAAGATGCTGAGGCTCAAGCCCTGCTAGTGTTCAAAGACAAGCTTAGAAATATTATGGCTGACTATGGTTATGCCTGGAAGCAAGCGCTCCGTAAATGGTTTCTTGAGACCAAACGGGGAAATGATATTGAAGAGTTTTTGTGGGAGCAAGGCTTATCGTATGATAAAATCCATGAGATCACTGGGTGTTATTTTGAAAGAGTGGACAGGTAAATAAATATCTTCTGTTATAAATAACTAAAAGTTTTCTAAAAGGTTATATATGTTAAGCTTTAAGAGGTTTATAACAGAGCAGGAGAATACCGTGGTTTGGTCAGATTTAAAACACGTTGATTTGACCAAAAGAAACGGAGAAAGACTGCAGCGTTTTTTACAGATGGTAAAAGATCAAGCAGAGTTCTTTACCAAAAAGGGCGTTATAAAAATTAATAAGAATGAATATGAAAGGCTCTCTGTTGAGATGCCTTCAAAAGGCTATAGCACTACTATTAAAGCTGGTTCATTTAATTTAAAATACCCTGCCGACTTTTATAAAACTCCTGAATTTGGTGGTAAAGGTAAAGGCGCAGGCACAGCTAAAGAGGACTACGAACTAAATTCTTTACAAAAACAGATTGCTGCTGAGAAAATAAGAATTGGGCAACAAGAACTTAATATAAAAGTTGGTAGAACTATTTACAAAGTTACTGATGCCGAATCTACTCCTGGTACACCTAAATCAGATTTTCATTTAATTGATGCGACTGGAAAAGAAGTTGTTTGGATCTCTCACAAGGTAGGTAGTAAGCCATCTGATGTGCAACAATGGGGAGGTATTTCAGATAGAAAAGAACCT